GCAAATTCAAACTATATCGATGTTGCTTGGACGAGACAATCATCACTTTCAGTTGGTACCTTCTCAGTTTATATGGTTAATCCTCTTTCTATTAACCCTGTTACCAATGCTGTGGACGCTTAGTACTATTAGTAGGTATTACCTAACTCCCGACCCTCTGTAATAATGTATAAAATAAATTAGTGTGTAAATAATGTATATATAAAAATAAAAATAAAATAAAAAGAAAATAAAACAAGTGTTAGTAAATTTTGTACTGGAGTGGGCGCGTTTTGTTGGACCCGAGGTCATTCTGCTTTAGCGGGACATACTAGCATGCATTATGGATAAGAAATTTAATATTATCGAATCTGTGCTAGGTGGCGGCAGCCACAATAAACAAATGAACGATTTAGACGGATTCTTAGCCAGTCTGCGCTTGATGCCCAACATTGATTTGGATGAAGATGGCTTTGATGACGACGACTACGTTGACGACGGGGGTGGTAAGCGATATATCACTCTCAATAATGATGATTTATACACAAAAGATAATACTCATCAAGGAAAGGATCGTGACAGAGGTGGTTTTAACACCGGTAACATCCCTAATTTCAAGTTTGAAAGAAGAAAAGCTCAACGAGAGCGACGTGCTAAGAAACGCGAATCTGCTGAGTCAGCTCGCGACCAACAAATAGCTCAGCAAGGTCGCATCGGTATGCCAGGCTTCTTTACTCAAACCGAATTAGGGTACCTTTTACGTCTCCCACAAGCTTTGATGAATTTTTCACCAATTCCAATTATAGAGTTGGGCATCATTCCAATAACATCTATGTTTTATCGAGCAGTTTTCGATCACTATTTTACGTTAGGCAATCGTCTTGAACAGAAAATCATAAGATTTTTGATTCATTACGTGAATACCGTTCAGGATAGTCCAAATCTGACTTCTGTCGAATTACAAGCCGATCTCAACCGCCGAGTTCTAGCAAAAGTACACATGCGCAGTAAAGCTGTGCGTGATCTCATTACTAGAAACGAGCAAGGAGCACGTTTGCAGCGTATCCAATTAGCAGAAGCTAAAAAGAAGCAAGCTGCCAAAAGAGCTGCACGTGTTAGGTATGTAACTAACAAAGAAGGTTATAGTGTATTGTCAAACCCCCCAGTCAACAGTTCAATCAACGGTAACAATGGTTCTTGGACAAATACAGACGATTTAGCTGAGTTAGTCACTCCTATATCACAAATGATAGCCGCTTTACAGCACCAAGGTGCTCCAAAAGCTGTGCCACTTGTAGCTGGCAATAAGTATTATATTGCTCGTAAAGCTGCTTTACACGCAGCTTACAAAAAGAAAGTTTCACAAGGCAAGGCTGTCACGACCCCATCCGAAGTCGTCAACGATTTAGTTGATGCCTCTCGAGGTGGTAAGTCGCGTGGAGACTATAAATCAGATAACGCTCTGTG